GTGCTGGTGTCGGCGGTGGCTGGCGCGGCTGTTGGCATGCCGGCCTATGCCAGCTCGAACTTCGCCGGCGGCACCGACGGCGCCAACAACATCACCGGCGCGCTGCTGCTCGGCTCCGACCTGGGCAGCCGCACCGGCATGTACAGCCTGCGCAGTTCCGGTGCGGCGGTGGCCATGCTGACCGACTGCGACGACATCAGCACCTTCGCGGCGCAGGCTGCGTTCGGCCTGTCCGAAGGCATCTACATGGTCGGCGTGACGCCGCAGGGCGACACCCCGGCGGCGGCGGCTGCGGCCAAGGCCGCGGCCAACATCGATTCGTATGCGTTCAAGCTGCTGCTGGGCGACTGGGTCTACTGGAGCGATCCGGTCAACTCGATTACCCGCGTCATCTCGCCGCAGGCGTTCGTGGCGGGCCTGCTGGCCAATCTGTCGCCGGAGCAGTCCGGTCTGAACAAGGCCTTGTACGGCATCGTCGCCACCCAGCGCAGCCTGCAGAACCGCGCCTACTCGTCGGCCGAGCTGCAGGTGCTGGGCCAGGCGGGCATCGACGTGATCGCCAATCCGGTGCCGGGTGGCGCTTACTTCGGTACGCGCTTCGGCCACAACACCTCGTCCAACCCGGTGACCAACGGCGACAACTACACCCGCATGACCAACTACATCGCCTACACGCTCAACACCGGCATGGGCAAGTACGTTGGCCGCCTGCAGTCGAGCCGCGCCGACGATCCGACCCGCCTGCAAGCCAAGGCCACGGTGGACGCCTTCCTGGCCAATATGCGGCAGCAGGGCCAGGTGGCGGACTTCTCCACCATCTGCGACCTGAGCAACAACCTGGCGCCGCGCATCGCCACCGGCTACATGCAGATGGACGCCAAGGTGCAGTACCTGTCGGTGGTCGAGAAGTTCCTGATCAATATGGAGGGCGGCCAGTCGGTGCAGGTTGCCCGCACCAGTACCGTGGCCGCCAACTAAGGCGGTTTTCACTTTCATCCATGCCGCCTGAGGGCGGCTTTTTTATTTGGAGCGACATATGTCGGCAGCAAATCAAACTTTGGGCAAGGACATCCGCGTCGTCATCACGACGGCCACCGGCAACTTGAACATTCCCACCACGGCGATCATGAAGTTCGACGCCCAACCTGTCACCACCGAGGAGAAGCGCACCGGCCTGGACGGCGAAGCGCGCCATACGGTTACGCACAACGGCTGGAAGGGCTCGTTCGAAATCGACCGCTTCGACAGCACGCTGGACGACTTCTGGGCCCAGGCCGAAGCCAACTACTACAACGGCATGAACGTGCCGTACGGCTTCATCCAGGAAACCATCCAGGAGCCCAACGGCGGCGTCTCGCAGTACCGCTATGAAAAAGTGGTCTACAAGCTGACCGAGCTGGGCGCGCGTGAAGGCGACAAGACCGTCAAGATGAAACTGGAATTCATGGCCTCGCGCCGCTTGAAAGTCCAGTAAGCCCCGTGCTGCAAGGCGCGCGTCCATCCGGCCGCGCGCCATTTTTTTATTGAACAGGAACTGCAATGAACAAACCAACTATTTCCATCGAGACGGTGTCGGACGACATCGTCAAGGCCGCCAACGCACTCGCCACCGTCGTCGCGGGCGGCCTGCGCATCGGCCTGAAGAAGCCGAACGTGCTGCGCCAGTACCAGATCGTCGAAACGGTCGGCGCTTCGGCGCGCAACGAGGTCTACATGGGCATGGTCATGCCGCTGCTGTGGGTGACGCAGATCGACGGCGACGACCAGCCGCCGCCATCGACCAAGCGCGAGCTGGAAGCGCTGATCTCGCGCCTGGGCGAGGACGGCATCAGCGCCGTCATGAGCCATGTGGCGGAGCAGGCCGACACCGCCGTGTCCGAGGCCGCCGTAAAAAACTAGCACGGAACCCCGCATTCGCCACGGTGGTGTACCTGGTGAAGAACGGGGTTCCGTTCGATGTGGCGCTGAGCCTGCCGGAAGAAGTCGGCACTGCCTGGGCCATCGCCCTGGGCGAGCAAGAGGGCGGCGAGTTCGATTTCGCCGCGATGCGCTGGATGCCCAGGAAGTAGGGCGCGGTTTACAGGAGTTCCCATGGCAAAACCATACCAAATGATGTTGAAGTTACAGCTGTCCAATGGCGCCAGCAAGGGCTTGCGGGAGATCGCGAAGGCGCTGAAGCTGGTCGAAGATGGCGCGGGCAGGGCGCAGAAGAATCTGTCCGCGCTGGAGGAGATACTGGGCAAGCTGAAGGGCAAGGACGACGAGAAGGGCAAGAAGAAAAAAACTGGCGAAGCAATGGCCGGCGTCGCCGACAAGATGTTCGGCGCGTTCAAGTCGCCATACGAGGCGGCGGCGGAAGCCGCGCAGGCGCAGTCGGATTTCGAGACGCTCAACCTGGGCGCACAGAACAACGCCGCGGTGTATGCCAAGGCGGCCGCGTTGTCGCACAAAACGCTGGGCACCGGCATCGCCGACAACATCTCCCGCATACGCGATCTGAACGATGCCTTCGGCGATCTGCCGAAATCGCTGGCGCTGTCGGAGGACTTCGCCAAATACTCGTTCGCGGCCAAGGTCGCCAACGGCGGCAAGGATGTCGAGGGGCTGACGGCGAATGCAGCCAAGGCCTTGGCTCTGCGCGGTGCGCCTGTCACGGGCGCCGATGCGGTGATGCGCAGCGAGCTGGATTTGCAATCGAAGGTGAATTTCGCCACCGGCGGCAAGGTCAACGGCGCGGAATTCGTGGCTGCGGCCAAGGCCGGAAAACAGGCGTATCAGCATTTCGACAAGGAGTATCTGTACGGCCAGTTCTCCGCCTACATGGCGCAGGAATCCGGCGAGACGGCCGGCGCCAATGCGCAAGGCGCCTACGCGACGCTGGTGGGCGGCGGCATGGATGGCAAGGCCAAGGGCTTTCTGTCCCAGCTGGGCCTGCTGCAAGCGCGCGGCAAGGGCAAGGGCGGCGAGGCCGGCTTGAGCGCGGCCAACGTCGCGCTGATGGAGCACCGTCCCGACAAATTCATCGCCGAGGTGCTGGCGCCGGCGATCCGCAAAAAGTACGGCAACATCGACGACGCCAAGATGGTGTCGCTGCTGTCGAAAAACTTTGACGAGCACACCGCGAGCTTTATCGGCGACCAGATCGTCAACCAGCCGCGTTTGCAATCCCAGGCCAAGACGTATGAGAAGGCCAGCAACTACGGCAGCGCCTACCAGCAATACCTGAAATCGCCGAAGGGCGCGGAGTTGGCGGCGGCGCAGGCGTGGAAGAATTTGCTGACCGTGATCGGCAGCGTGTACCTGCCCAAAGTCACCAGCGCCTTGCTGTTCTTCGCCAAGACCATGGACAAGCTGGGCAACTGGCTGGGGCGCTTCCCGGTACTGACGCAGATTGCGGTCTACGGCTTCGGCTTGCTGGCCGGCGCATTGAAGATAGGCGGAACGGTGCTCTCGTTGGGTGGCAATTTTTCCTGGCTGTGGAAGGCCATCAAGCGGATCGGCCCGCTGCTGCGGATGATAGTTCCGGCCATTGTGGCGATGGGCGAAGCGGTGATCGGAATGCTGACGCCGGTAGGTTGGGCAATTGCCGCCATCGTCGGCCTGAGCGTCGCGATCGGCGGCATCTGGTATTGGTTCCACAAGGATGCTCCCAAGAAGCCCGGTGCGCCGGCCATTCCCGCCGGTGCGACGGCGGGCGCGGCTGCCGCGCCGCGCAGCCTGCCGCCGGTCGCACCGCGCACGGCCATCAACCCGGTGCCGCCGCCTGCGCCTGCGCCGGTGTTCAAGGTCGAGAACAAGCTCGACTATCGCGGCATCACCACCCGCGTGCTGCAGGAAGCGGGCGCGCGGATGGCCGGGCCGCCCACCGGCCCCAATAACTTCGACGGCACGATGAACCTCGCCTCCGTCGCCTACGCAGGATAGACACATGGCAAACACAGCATTTACCCTGACCCTGGGAAGCGAGACTTTCCAGGACTTTGAAATCCCCGAAAGCATTCCGCTCGGCGGCAGCCAGAAGCTGGTGGTGCACCAGTTGCCCGGCGGCGTGCGCGTGGTGCAGGCGATGGGCGCCGAGGACGATCCGATCCAGTGGTCCGGCCTGTTCCTCGGCGCCAACGCGCTGCAACGCGCCCGCGCCATCGACCTGATGCGGGTGGAAGGCAGCCAGCAGCAGCTCAGCTTTTTCGAATACAAATACCGCGTCGTCGTCAAAAGCTTCAAGTACGTGGTGGAGCAGCGCCACCGCGTGCGCTACACGCTGGAGCTGGACGTGGTCGAGGACAGCACCCGCGCGCGGCCGTCGGCCAAGGCCGCCGACCTCAACGCCGCCATCAGCGCCGACGCCGCCAAGGCCGGCGCCATCGCGGCCAAGGTCGGCGATCCGAAGCTGACCGGCTTGATGAAGACGATGAACGACAGCATCAAGTCGGTCTCCGATTTCGTCCAGGCCGGCAGCAAGACCATCAACGGCGTGCTGGAGCCGGTGCGCGGCGTCGCCACCCAGGTCAAGGGCATGATCGCCGAGGCCGGCGCGGTGCTGCAAACGGTGACCACGCTGGGCGGCATCCTGCCCAACAACCCGGTCGCGCAGCAGGCCGCCAAGTTGACCAAGCAGCTGGACGCGGCCGTCAAGCTGCCGGACCTGCATCAGTTGCAAGCCGTGGTCGGCCGCATCGAAGCCAACCTGACGCGCGCCTCGGGGGCGGTGACATCCTTGCAGAAGGTGGTGGTCGGCGGCGAGAGCCTGTACCGGCTGGCCGCCAAGGTCTATGGCGACGCCACCAAGTGGATCGCCATCGCCCAGGCCAATAAAGTCACCGATCCCCAGGTGACGGGCGTGCGGACGCTGGCGATACCGCCTACGCCGCCGGACAACGGAGGAGTACCCGGCCCATGATCAATCAAGCACAGCCAACAAGCGCCGCCAACCGGCCGCGCGGCATGGTCTATGCCAACGGCGCCGCGCTGGACGGCGTGATCGGATTCGAGGTGAACAACAACGCCTTCTTCGTGGCCGACACTTTCCGGCTGACGCTGTCCATTGCGGCCCAGCCGGCCGGACGCGGCGTCGATTTCTGGTCGCGCCAGGAACAGCTGGAGCTGGAGTTCCTGCTGGGCTTCCCGTCCGATCCCGGCCAGGTCGCCAAGTCCGATTTGACCAGCTTCCTGATCGGCTATGCCGACACGCTGGACGTCGATCTCGACGCCGGCACCATCGTGCTGGCGGGGCGCGACTTGAGCTCCAGGCTGATCGACTTCAAGCGCACCAAGGTGTTCAGCAGCGGCACGCTGGTGGCGTCCGATGTCGTCAGCCAGATCGCCAAGGCGCAGGGGCTGACGCCGGCGGTAACGCCGACCACGGTGGCGGCCGGCGGCTACTACCAGATCGTCAAGGCACTGGTGGCGTCCAACGTCAGCTACTGGGACATCGTCACCAAGCTGGCGCAGTACGAAGGCTACCAGGTGTATGTGCGCGGCCGTTCATTGCACTTCGAACCGCGCACCGCCAAGAGCGCCGATCCCTACGTGCTGCGCTGGAAGGCGGGCGGCGTGGCCGAGTCCAACGCCATGCAGCTGGGCTTCCAGCGCAATCTGTCGCTGGCCAAGGACTTGCGCGTGAAAGTGCTGTCCTTCCACAGCAAGACCAACCAGGCCGTCAGTGAAGTGGCCGAGCGCAAGCGCGTGAGCGATGGCGCTGCCGTGCCGTTCGACGGCGAGCCGCAGGAGTATGTGCGCACCTTTCCCAATCTCGACGCCAGCCAGGCCAAGGCCAAGGCCAAGGCAATCTTGCAGGAATTGTCGGCGCACGAAATGAGCTTGAAAGCCGACCTGCCGGGCGATGTGCTGCTGATGCCGACCAGCCTGATCCAGGTGAACGACACCGGCAGCGCCTTCGACCAGGCTTACTACACGGCCTCCGTCACGCGCCGCTATTCGGTCGACGGCGGTTTCAGCATGTCGGTCGAAGCCAAGAACCAACTTCCCAACACTTAGCCGGAGGAGCATGCATGAACAATCTCATCAACAGTATTCGCCTGGTGTCGCAGACGGCCGGGCAGGGCCTGGCGCGCACCCGCATCGGCACCGTCACCAGCTACGACCCCAACACCTACAGCGCCAAGGTGCTGCTGCAACCGGAGGGCGTGGAAATCGGCTGGCTGCCGATCACCAGCGCCTGGAGCGGCAACGGCTGGGGCCTGTTCAGTCCGCCCACTTCGGGCGACACGGTGCAGCTGGAATTCCAGGAGGCCAGCATGGACGCCGGCCTGATCGTCGGCCGCTTCTACAGCGACCAGGCGCGGCCGCTGCCGGCGCCCAGCGGTGAGTTGTGGGCCGTGCACAAGAGCGGCGCGCAGTTCAAGCTGCTCAACAGCGGCGCCGCCGTGTTCAGCGACGGCCACGGCGCCAGCATCACGCTGAACGGCGACGGCAGCATCACGTCGGCGGCGTCGAGCTGGAACCACAGCGGCACGTTCAAGCTCAGCGGCGACGCCACCATCAGCGGCAAGCTGGCTGTAAGTGCCGATGCCTCGATCACCGGCAAGCTGGCCGTCAGCGGCGATGGCGCCGTCGATGGCAAGCTCACCGTCGGTGGCGATGTCCGGGGCGCCGGCGTCAGCCTGCGCACCCATACCCATCCCGGCGTGCAGTCCGGCCCGGGGATGACGGGAGCACCGGTGTGAGCGATCTTTCCCACTACATCGGCGGCGACCTGGCGCTGTCCGTCACCGGCGACCTGGCATTGAGCAGCGGCACGCTGGAAGGCCAGCAGCGCATCCTGCGGCGCCTGCTGACCAATGCCGGCGACTATCTGTGGCAGCTGGACTATGGCGCCGGCGTGTCGCAGGAAATCGGCAAGACGCTGGACGCCGGCCGCCTGCGCGCGCTGATCCGCGAGCAGTTGTTCAACGAGGCCATCGTCTCGCACCAGCCTGATCCGGTGATCCTGATCAGTCCTATCGACAACGGCATCAGCGTGCGCATTCAGTACGTCGATGCCGAAGTCCAGCAGCCGGTCAATCTGGCATTCAACCTCAACAGGTAAATCATGAGCATCTCTACCAAAACTTTCGCCACCCTGGTGGCCGACCAGGTGGCGGCGATCCAGTCCAGGACTTCCGGCCTGATCGACTTCACCATCGGCTCCATGCTGCGCGCGCTGGTCGAAACCAACGCCGCGCTGGCCCAATGGCTGCAAGGCATCGCCATGCAGCTGCTGTCGACCATGCGCGCCGCGACCGCCAGCGATGCCGACCTCGACAGCTGGATCGCCGACTACGGCCTGGCGCGGTTGCCGGCGCTGCCTGCGGTGGGCGCCGTCACCTTCGCCCGCTTCACGCCGACCAGCCAGGCGCTGATCCCGTTCAGCACGCAGGTGCGCACCGCCGACGGCAGCCGCAGCTACACGGTCGCGGCCGACACCAGTCATCCGGCCTGGACGGCGGACGGCTATGTGCTGGCGGCTGGCGTGCCCAGCCTGACCGTGCCGGTGCGCGCCAACGTCGCCGAGGCGGCGGGCAATGCCGGCGCCGGCCAGGTCAGCGTGCTGTCGCAGGCGGTGACGTATGTCGACACCGTCAGCAACGCGCTGTCGTTCTCCGGCGGCGCCGATGCCGAAACCGACGCCGCGCTGCGGACCCGCTTCGTGGTCTACATCGCCTCGCTGTCGCGCGCCACCCGGGCCGCGATCGGCTACGCGATCAGCTCGGTGCAGCCGGGCGCGGTCTACACCATCACCGAGAACCAGCAGTACAACGGCACGGCCGATCTCGGCTACTTCTACGTGGTGGTGGACGACGGATCCGGCGCGCCGTCGGCGGGCTTTATCAACGCCGTCAGCAGCGCCATCGAAGCGGTGCGGGCGATCACCACGCGCTTCGGCGTCTACACGCCGGTGATCGTGCCGGTCGCGGTATCGCTGGCGGTGACGCTGGCCTCCGGCTACGACACCGTCGCCACGCGCGGCCAGGTGCAGGCCGCGATCCAGAACTACATCAACGCGCTGGCGCTGGGGCAGACGCTGACCTACACCCGGCTGGCGCAGGTGGCGTACGACGCCTCGCCCGGCGTCACCAATGTGACGGCGATGCAGCTCAACGGCGGTAGCGCCGACGTTGCGGTGACGGCGCGGCAGGTGTTGAAGTTCTCGACCGTGACGGTGTCCTGATGGCGGCCGGGGACAACGGCGACATCGTCGCCCGCCTGAAGGCCACGCTGCCCACCTGGTTCAGCGACAGCTCGCCGGTGCTGGATGCCTTGCTGTCCGGCTGGGCGGCGAGCTGGTCCTTCGTGTATGCGCTGCTGGCTTATGTTAAGCAGCAAAGCCGCTTGCTGACCGCCAGCGATGGCTGGCTGGACATGATTGCGGGCGACTTCTTCGGCCTCGGTTTGCAGCGTCAGCCGTACCAGACCGACCAGAGCTATCGGACCGCGATCCAGGCCAACATCTTCCGCGAGCGCGGCACGCGCGCCGGCGTGATCAAGCTGTGCCAGGACATCACCGGCCGCACGCCCATCCTGATCGAAGCCGGGCGGCCGCAGGATTACGGCGCGTATGGCCAGCCGACCGGCTTCTACGGCCGGGGCCGCTACGGCACGCTGAGTACGACGCCGTATGAGTGCTTCGTCAAGGTGTACCGGCCGTTGTCGGGGACGCCGCAGTACGGCATCGCCGACGCCGATATCTACGCCGCCATCGACGCGGTGCGGCCGCACAACGTGACGGTCTGGGTGCAGCTGCTGTAAGGGCTGCTGCGTTTTTTTATCCACAAGGCTGCTACCCGCGGCCTTTTTTCTTTCAGGAGCAGTATGGATCGCGCAACTGTTTATAACGGCGAGGAACTGATCGAGACCGACATTTTGAACGGCAACAAGTTCGCCATGATCGGTCTCGCCAAACTCGCCCAGGCCGTGCTGGGCACGGCGCCGGTGTTGCAAGGCCTGGCCTGCACGCCGGGCACGGGCCTGACGGCGGCGATTGCCGCCGGCCAGGTGTATCAAATGGCGGCGGTCGACGCGACGCCGTATTCGTCGCTGGGCGTCGATGCGCGGCAGGTGCTCAAGCAGGGCATCCTGGCCGACCCGATCGCGCTGCCCGTTCCGGCGCCTGGCACGGCCGGCAAGTCGATCAACTACCTGGTGCAGGTGCAGTTCCAGGAGGTTGATACGGGGGCGCTAGTGCTGCCGTTTTATAACGCCAGCAATCCGGCCATTCCGTACAGCGGGCCGGGCGGTTTGGGCACGTCGAGCATGACCATCCGTTGCGGCAAATGCGCGGTGCAGGTCAAGGCCGGCGCGATGGCCAATACCGGCTCGCAGGTGACGCCGACGCCCGACGCTGGTTGGATCGGCGCCTACAGCGTGCAGGTGGACTACGGCATGACCACGGTGCCGGCGCTGAACATCGTGCCGGTGGCGGGGGCGCCGTTCCTGACGCTGGCGTTGCCGCAGGCGGCGCCGCTGAACAGCCCGGCCTTCACCGGCACGCCGACGGTGCCGACGCCGGCGCCGGGCGACAGCAGCCAGAAGGCGGCCAGTTCGGCGTTCGTGTCGGCGGCCATCAGCAGCGTCAACACGTCGCTGTTGTCGGTCATCAGTAATAACAGCAAGGGGCAGTACTCCGACATGTATTTTTACGGCCAACTCTAAGAGGACAACATGGCAAGCTATGTAGCAAAAGCGTCGCCCCCGGCGGCGACCTATACCACGCTGGGCACCGCGCCCAACGAGATGACGGTGAATATCCGCTGCATCAATCTCGATCCGCTGAACGCCATCACGGTGCGGCTGGCGATCTCGCCGGCGGTGGTGGCACCGGCCATGCCAGCTGCGGCCGACTGGATCGAGCCTCTCGATCTGGTGATTCCGGCCGGTTCGCTGCTGGAAGAGACAGCGGTGGCCTTGGTGGCCGGCGAAACAGTCACGGTTTTCAACAGCGCGTCCACGGCAGTGTGGCGCATGCACGGACGTTAATAAGGAGTAGCAATGGGACGAATTCTTTCAGGTGGCGCCAATGGTTCTTCCGTATCGGGTGGCGGCACGTTACAAAATCTCAGTACGGTGGTTGTTACCGGCGAACCGGTAGTACAAGGGCAACTGGCGTGTATCGGCGGCGATGGCCTGGCTTACTACACACTGGATCCCTCCGGCCCTGGCGGCGCTTTGCGGCCGGCATCCGGGTTGGCCGCGCCGGCACTGCCGTTTGCGGCGGGGCCTACACTTCCTCTTCCTGGGTCGACGAGCCTGCTGAGCGCCGGCTGCACACTGTCGAACGGCAATGCCGTCCTTGTCTGGACAAGCGGTAACTCTCTGCAGTTTGGTATTTACAATCCGCTGGGTGTGCAGCAGGGAGTAATAGTCACGCTGCCCCGTTTATACCCTAGTATTAATTTCTATGCTGTGGCGTTAAGCGGTGGCGGTTTCGCGCTTGCGTATCAAGAAGTCGGGACCGCAGCGGTCACGGTCGCCGTATTCAGCAATACTGGAACGCAAATCCTCGCACCGCTTGTAGTCGAAGCTGGTGTGGCTGCTACTTCGCTCGCGATCGCCGCATTGGCAGGCGGCGGATTCGCAGTCGCGTATTGCAACTCGTCCGGTATCGTCCGCTATGCGGTGTACTCGGCGACCGGTGTAGTTGTTCAGGCGCCGGCGGCCTCAGGCTTGATTAATGTACTGACGAGTTCACCGTGCGCTGTCAGCGTCGGAGCTTTGACTGGCGGCGGGTTTGTGGTTGCCGGTTTTGTGAGTCCTGCGATATCGACTTACTTTTCGCGTTTCAATGCCGCAGGCGTGGTGCAGCAAAGCGCAATAAGCGCTTTTTCGACCGGCGGTGCTTCTGCCGGCTACTGTACCGTGTCTGCGGTTGGCCTGGCTACTGGTGGATTTATCGTTGTTCAATACTGCAACAGCGTCTCAGGCACCGTAGTATCGACTTTTTCTGCAACAGGCACGGCTGTAGGCGGGATATATGGAATTGGAAACAGCTCTACCAATGCGTTTACCCCCGCATTCACTGTGACGCCGCGCCCAGACGGAAGCGCTTTGGTCAACACACAAGGTTATTTGTTTGTCGCTACAAACGCCGGTACGTACGGTGCACAAGCTTCGATAACCAATGGATATGGGAATGCGGTGACGGTAACGGACAACGGGGTTGTCATTGCCTGCGGGAGTACCGGAACTATTGAGGTTCGAGACGCAAATCTCACTCTCATGACGTCGTTTCAGAACAGTTCTCTAGGCATCTGGAGCTCTTATGTGAATACCACGCCGATTTGTCTGCTTGCTGTGGGGCGTAGTCCAGTAAAGCCGGCTGTTCCATTGGTGATGATCATGACCCCGGGAGGGAGCCCCGGAGCTCGGTACGTTACTTTAGCGCTGAGCGGTGCTTCCATCCCAAAAACTACGCCTATCGGTGTTTTTGGCGCCAGTGCTGCGGCTGGCTCGGCGGTCCCAGTTCAATACCAAGGTGTCGCCACTCTAGCAACAGGTTTTGTGCAGCCCTTCAGTATCGATGCTAATTCGTCGGCCCCCCCAGGACAACGCATGGCTATCGTTGGCAATCAAGCGATCTTGTCCGGGCTTCAGTCGCCACAGAATCGTCGCCAGATTAACTAACAGGAGAAAAATATGGCAACAGGAATTATAGGGGCATTCTCCAACGGAGCATTGACCTATACCGCGCCGACAGATGCAAAACTCAGCATCTCCTTCGCCGCCGGTGCAAATGTTGGATCGCTGCTCATCAATGGAATTGTGGCATTTGCTTATAGTAGTACCAACCCAAACAACGTATCGCTTACTCACTTTGTCGGTGCTGGACAAACTGTCACCATATCTGTTCAGAGCTATGGGAATTGCATTGTGTCTGTATTGGAAGGGTCGTAACTATGAAATTGATTTTTGTAAAAGACAGCTTGGTCGTAAGCCTTGGTTTTGTAACTGCTCCGGGAGCATCGATCGCTTCAGCCGTAGCGGGGGCGGAGGAATATGAGGTGGAGAGTGACACGCCGGTAGACATCGGCTGGAGCTGCAAGCTGGTTAATGGTGCTCCGGTCTTCGCTCCGTCGACCGCCCGACCGCTGCTCACGCCGATGTCGCTGTACATGGCCTTCACCCCCGCCGAACGCATCGCCATCAAAGCTTCGAAAGACCCGATGGTCGCCGAGTTCTGGGCCATGTACCAGCTGTCGGTACAGCTCGACAAACCAACCGACCCCAACCTGGCCTCGGTGCGCGACATCGTCGCCTACCTGGCCAAGCCGGCGTCGCCCGGCCCTGGCGGCGGCATCCTCGCGTCGCCGGAGCGGGTGCAGCAGATCCTGGCCGGCATCCCGCAGTAAATAGCAACGTTCAACACCACAGCCACCTTCGGGTGGCTTTTTTTATGCCTGGAGAACATGCGCATGACACACGAAACCATCGAAACCGGCGCCGCCATGCTGGCCAAGACCGCGCCGCCCATCGCCGTCGTCGGTGCCGAATACATCGGCATCACGCTGCCGGAACTGGTCCACCTGGCGACCCTGTTCTACGTCGGCCTGATGATCGTCCACAAGTGCTGGCACATGTGGAAGGAATGGAAGACCGGCAAAATCACGCCCGAGTCGGAAGGGGAGCTGCCATGACCCCCGCCGACTTCATCGCCGCCATCGGCCCCGCCGCCCGCGCCTCGGCCGTCCGTACCCGGGTGCCGGCCAGCTTCGCGCTCGCCGAGGCGGCACTCGAATCCGGCTGGGGCGCGTCGCAGTTGGCGCTGCAAGCCCGCAACCTGTTCGGCGTTAAGGCCGACCCATCCTGGCGCGGCGACGTGCTGCTGATGCCCACCCGGGAATTCCTCAAGGGCCAGTGGCAGATGCAGCCAGCCCGCTGGCGCAAGTATCCGGATTGGCAAGGTTGCATCGACGACCACGCCGCCTTCCTGCTGGCCAACCCGCGCTACAAGCCGGCGTTTTCCTGCCGCGGCGGCGAGGCGTTCGCGCGCGCGGTGGCCGCCGCCGGCTACGCCACCGATCCGCAATATGCCGACAAGCTGATCGCCGTGATGCGCGGCCGCCAGCTGTCCATCTTCGACCGCCCGGAGGCGCCATGAAATCCGCCTTCCTGACCCCGCTGATCACCGAGTGCGTCGACGACCTGGCCGCCGGCGGACGCGGCACCTGGCGCGTGATGGCGCCGTTCCGCTATCAATCTGAAATCCTCGGCCGGGTGATCGAAGTCGAAGCCGGCTTCCTGACCGACTACGCCAGCGTGCCGCGCCTGCCGGTGCTGTACCTGCTGTTCGGCGACACCTCGCACAAGGCGGCCGTGATCCACGACTGGCTCTACCATCACCACGAGGTGTGCGACGAAGCCACCGCCAACCGCGTGCTGCGCGAGGCGTCGGAAGCCGACGGCATTCCGGCCTGGCGCCGCCTGGGGATTTATCTGGGCGTCCAAATTGGCGGCACGCCGTCATGGAGGGCGGACGGTCCCGCTTAAACCACCCATATTATTGGTACACTGCTGCATCCGAAAATTCTGAAAGAAGAAAATGACCTCCGGCACACTGCCCAACAATGCGACCACCGAAGAAACCTGTTCCTGGTTAAGTGAACAGACCGGCACGCCATGGAACCTGGCGCGCTTGTTGGAAGCGGGATTGACTCCCCATGTCTGGCTGGATTATTCGGAGGAATATGCCGGCTTATTCGCCGAAGGGATTACCCGTTATCCCGCACCGATATTCTTTATCGAAGATACCCAGCGGCTTGCCGCCGGCAGCTCTGATGTATTAATTCGGATGACGCGCGATTCGGACAAGATAGTCTTTAAACTGAAACCACCGGGTATCACCATGCCTTTGGACGCGCTGCGTTTCTTCCATCGGGATATAGCCAATGTATTGGAAAATATATTGAACCCGAAAGAGGAAGTTGTCGCAACGCCTCCGAAGGAGGTTCTTAAAGGGATTACCAAGGAAGAAGTGCTGCGCGTATTCGGCGGCATGGCCAAGCTGGACTGGGAAAAATCGCTGGCGAGTGGCATCGGCATATTCGGCGATGATGGTGCACGGGTCAGAAAGAATTCCCGTGCCGGGAAGAATACCCATCTGTGGAATCCCGTGACGCTGGCGCTGGGATTAAACGATGTCTATCGCGTGCCGATGTCGCATTTGAAGAAGGCCTTCGCCACCCAGCCGGACCTGCGCCCCTGGAAAGCGTCCTGGCTGGAGTCTCTGGCTCTGCTTGGAGAGTAAAATTATGCCAACAATTGGCTTGTTCGCGCCGCTTTCTGGCGCACACCCGTAGGAGCAGCAGATGACGATAGACACTCTGAACTTCACGCCGTGGTCCGCGCTGTTGGGCGGCATACTCATCGGCGCAGCGGCCGCGATGCTGGTCCTGTTGAATGGCCGAATTGCCGGCATCAGCGGCATCTTGGGCGGATTATTGCGGCCTGCGCGGGGCGATATTCTCTGGCGTATTGCTTTTATTGCCGGACTCATAATCGCCCCAATAAGCTATGGCGTATTTTATGCGTGGCCCGAGATTCAGGCTGAAGCCGATACCGGGGCATTAATTGTTGCCGGTTTGTTGGTCGGGATCGGCACCCGATACGGCAGCGGCTGCACCAGTGGGCATGGCGTTTGCGGAATATCGCGGCTGTCCCCACGTTCAATCACGGCGACCATCATTTTCATGGCGGCCGGTTTTGTTACTGTCTACTTGATAAGGCACTTATAATGGTTATCGCATTTCTAAGCGGCCTGCTATTTGGCCTTGGCCTGATTATCTCTGGCATGGCCAACCCCGCCAAAGTGTTGGGTTTTCTGGATTTAGCCGGAAAATGGGATCCTTCGCTGATATTCGTCATGTGCGGAGCCATCGCGGTAGGGTTTTTTGCGTTTTTATATGCCGGCCGTCGTAAAACGACTTTGCTCGGCACTGAATTGAAATTGCCCACTGCAACTAAAATCGATCGCCGCTTGGTAATCGGGTCGATATTATTCGGCGCAGGCTGGGGAATTGCCGGTTTTTGCCCTGGACCTGCTCTGGTAGGGCTAGGAATGGGCTTGCCGAAGGCTATTTTGTTCGTGCTGGCGATGCTGGCCGGCATGGGGATTTTCGAGTTGCTCGAACGCCGGCGCGGTGGATAAGTTACCGCTGCGACAAAATTGCGCAGCGGTCTATTTTGCTTTTGAAACAGCAACTTAGCGTTGTCCAGTCCGGCTTGTTAACAAGCTTATCCACAGAATTTGTTAACAACCCGGACTTTGTATCGATCAGCGCAAGCCGGGCATCACCTGCACCTCGACGCCGGAGTACATCGCCGGTGCGTGATACACGCGTTGCGTGGCCTTCTGGAAGTCCTCGGGCTTGGCCTTTGGAATGTCCACGAAGGTTTGCGGATTCAAGTCCACCAGCGGGAACCACGAACTCTGGATTTGCACCATGATGCGGTGGCCGCGCCGGAAAGTGTGGTTGACGTCGCTCATCGCGTAGTTGACCGCTTCCACCTTGCCCGGCGTGAACGGCTCCGGTTTTTCGAAGCTGTTGCGGAACTTGCCGCGCAGCGGATCGCCGCGCACCAGCTGCTGGTAGCCGGCCATGGTCAGGGTCGGCTTCGGCACATCGGAGCCGCGTTCCTCGTCGCCGCTACCCGGATACTCGGCCGGATAGACGTCGATCAGCTTGACGACCCAGTCGGCATCGGTGCCGGTGGTGGAGATGAACAACTTGGGCTTGACCGGCCCGGCCAGCGTGATGTCCTCTTCCAGCACTTCGCTGCGATAGGTCAGCACGTCCGGGCGCGACGACGCGAAGCGCTGGTCGCCGACCATGTATTCCTGCGGCGCGCCCTGCGCCGGATAGGCCGTGAACGGCACCGGCTTGCGCGGATCGGCCACGTATTCGTCGTAGGCTTCGCCGGCGGCCGGCTGCTTCCAGCTCAGCGTGCCGTTCGGTCCGAGGAACAGCGTGCGCGCCTGCGTTTGCTTGGGCGGCCAGGCGGCGTAGTTGCGCCAGACATTGCTGCCCGTCTCGAAAGCATACACTTCCGACACGTTCTTGTTCGCCACGCCTTTCAGGTGTTGTTCGAAGAACGGATACAGGATATTGCTGCGGAATTGCTCGCCGGTCTTGGCATCGAACTTGACGTAGCCGAGGGTTTTGCCGTCGGCGCGGCCCCAGGCGCCATGCGACCACGGGCCCATCACCAGGCCGTTGTAGATGCCGGGATTGTTGCGCTTGATGCTGCTGTAGGTGGTCAGCGGGCCTTGCAGGTCTTCGGCGTCATACCAGCCGCCCACGGTCAGCACGGCGGCCTTGATGTTCTTCAGGTGCGGCGCGATGTTGCGGGTCTTCCAGAATTCGTCGTAGGTCGAGTGCTCGATGGTCGGCTGCAGCAGCGCGCGCTGTTTCGCCGACATGGTGCCGAGGATGTTGGACAGCGTCAGGTGCTTGAGGAAGAACTCATAGCCGTCGGCGGTGCCGTAGTCGAAGCGGTCCCAGGTTTTCGGCAGCGGCGTCGGATTTTCCGCTTCCACGAAGGCCGAGTAGAAATCGAAGTTCGCTGCCAGCATGAAGGCGCCGCCGTGATACGAGTCGTCGTTCATGAACAAGTCGGTGACGGGCGCCTGCGGCGACGCCGCCTTGATCGCCGGATGCGAATCGATGATGCTGGCCGACGTGTAGAAACCCGGATACGAGGTGCCCAGGATACCGACCTTGCCGTTGTTGTTGGCGACGTTCTTCAGCAGCCACTCGACGGTGTCGTGCATGTCTTCGCTTTCGTTGCCCTGGCCCTTGGCGCGCTTGGGCGCAACGTGCGGTGTCATCTCGACCCATTTGCCTTCGGACATATAGCGTCCGCGCACGTCCTGCTTGACGAAGATGTAGCCGCTGTTCTCGAAGTCCTGCGACGGGCCGATGTGTTCGGGGTAGAAGTCGACGCCGTAGTGCAGCTCGCCGCCCGACTGCACGCCCGCGCTGTACGGCGTGCGCTGGATCAGGAAGGGATAGGTCTTGCCGGCATCCTTGGGTACGTACACGGCGGTGAACAGGCGCACGCCGTCGCGCATCGGGATGCGGAATTCGTACTTGGTGTAGTGCTCGCGCAGGCTGTATTTCGGCGGGCCGCCGGCATCGGCGGCGCCGGCCTGGACGGAGAGGCAGCCCAGCATCAGGGCGAGGGCAAGTGCGGTGAGACGGGGTTTCATGAGTTCCTTGTTGGATGAAGAAGTCAAAACCCGCCTAGTGTAATGCCAGTGGATAACTTTGACTGCGACAATTTTGCGCAGCCCTTATTTTTCCTTTGAAAACATCAGCTTGGCATCGGCGCCGCCGCCTTGTTAACAGCCTTATCCACAGAATTTGTTAACAACCGCGCTTACAGCATCGGCAGCTTCAGGCTGTCCACCACCATGCGTATCAGGCGCAGGCGGCCCGAGGTGTAGGGCGGGAAGAACAGCTTGATGAGCATCAGCGGCGAGGCGCGCAGCACCGCGCGCTCGTGCGAGAAAGCCTTGAAGCCGTACTCGCCGTGCGCACTGCCCATGCCCGAATTGTTGACGCCGCCAAATGGCAGATTGCCGTGCGCGAAATGCGCGACGCAGTGATTGACGCAGGCGCCGCCGGAGCTGGTCTGCTTGAGCACCTTGTCGATGTTGGCCTGGCGCGTGCTCCACACGTACAAGGCCAGCGGCTTGGGCGCGGCGTTGATGGTGGCGATCACCTGGTCCAGCTCGCGGTATTCGATGATGGGCAGCAGCGGTCCGAAAATTTCTTCCGACAGGATGGCGGCGCCGGCCGGTATCTGTTCGATCAGCGTCGGCGCGATGTAGCACTGCGCCTCGTCGACTTCGCCGCCGGTGTGTACCACGGCGCCACGTTGCAGCGCATCCGCCAGCAGGCCAGCCAGGCGTTGCGTGTGGCGCTGGTTGACCACGCGTGTCAGATCGGGGCTCTGCTTTTGCGCGGCCGCGTCGGCGCCGTAGCGCTGTTGCAGCACCGTGCGGCAGGCGGCGATGAAGGCGGGCTTGACGCTGGCATGCACATACACATGGTCGGGCGCCACGCAGGTCTGGCCGTTGTTGAGGAACTTCCCCCACATCAGCGTTTCCGCCGCCAGTTGCAGGTTGGCGCTCTCGTCGACGATGGTGGGCGACTTGCCGCCCAGTTCCAGCGTCACGCTGGCCAGGTGCTGGGCGGCGGCGGTCATCACCAGCTTGCCGACCGACGGCGAACCGGTGAAGAAAATATGATCGAAGGGCAGCTGGAGCAGGGCGTGCGAAGTCGGCTGGCTGCCTTCGAACAGCGCCACTTCGTCGGCCGGGAACACGTCGGCGATGATGCGCGCCATCAGCGCCGACACGGCAGGCGTCATCTCCGACGGCTTGATGATGGCCGTGTTGCCGGCGGCCAGCGCCGACACCAGCGGGCCGAAGCACAAGCTCAGCGGATAGTTCCACGGCGCGATGATCAGCACCCGTCCGCGCGGCTGGTACTGCACCGACGCGTAGGTGCCCAGCATGGTGGTGGTGGGCCAGTGGCGGCGCGGCTTCATCCAGCGCTTGAGCGCGCCCAGCACCTGGCGGATTTCCTCCATCACCGGCAGGAACTCCGATGCTTCGACCTCGGCCGGGGACTTGCGGTAGTCGCTCTCGAAGGCCGCATAGAACGCTTCGCGCTGCGCCATCAGCGCGTCGCGCAGGCGCTTGACCCGGGCGATGCGCTCGGCGGCGGCCGATGCGCGCCAGCGTAGCGCGGTGGCCTGCTGGGCGTCGAAAGCCGCTTTGATCTGCTGCACGTCCGCTTCGTTCATGGCTGCCGTCCCCCGCTGTTGTCAATGTTGGAGGATCATTATTGCTGCTATTTTTGCAGCAAGCAAGTGCTTGATTAGTGGCTTTGATCGGGGGCGATGCTGTCGATCAGCGCACGGCAGGCGGCCGACATGCGCCGGTGCGGCGCGTAGATCAGCGAGAACGGCCGGCTGCGGCCGCGCATCTCGGGCAGCAGCTCGACCAACTGGCCGTTGCCCAGCCTTTCCTCGACGACGAAGCGGTAGGTCTGGCACACGCCCAGCCCCTGTTGCGCCATCGACACCACGCCCAGCACATCGTCGGCCAGCCGCATGCGCGGCGGCGCCGGCCAGTCGACATCGCTGCCGTCCACCCGCAGCAGCCATGGCGCTTGCCGGCCGGTGCTGGGCATGGTGAAGGGCAGGCAGGCGTGGCTGGCCAGCTCGTCCAGGTCGCGTGGCGTGCCGGCCCGGCGCAGATAATCCGGCGCGGCCACCAGGCACAGCGCCGCGTCTTCCAGCCGCCGCGCGACCAGGCCGCTGTCGGCCAGTTCGCCCAGGCGTATCGCCATGTCGTAGCCCTCGTCGACCAGATCGACATTGCGGTTGGCGATGCTCAGTTCGACCACGACCTTGGGATGGCGCTCCATGAAGGGCCGGAGCAATTGCGGCAGCCGGTAGTGGCCGTAGGTGGTCGGCGCGCTCAGGCGCACCGTGCCTGACAGCTCGCCGCCCTGGCCCTGGATGGCGCGCTCGGCGTCGGCGATCAGGCCGAAGGCGCTGCGGGCTTGCTCCAGGTAGAGCCGGCCCGCCTCGGTCACGCTCAGGCGGCGCGTGGTGCGCCGCATCAGTTGCACGCCGAGCCGGGCTTCCAGCCGGGCCACGGCGCGGCTCAGCACGGACGGCGTGGTGCCCAGCGTTACCGCCGCCGCGCTGATCGTGCCCTTGTCGACGATGGTGACGAAGGCCTCCACATCGGCCATATGATCGAATTGCCTGCCCATTCATGCCTTTCAAGAACAAATGATTTGGTGGTGCGCATATTTACACACTTTACAGGCATCAATAAAGTGGCGCTACCACCACACACACACAGGAGCGTCGCCATGAACACCACCATCCTCAAAGCCGCTGCCGGTACCGTGCTCGGCCTGGCCGCCGTCGCCGCCAACGCCGCCAACGTGCTGGTTGTACTGTCCGACGAATCGCAGCTGGCGCTGCGCGACCAGCGCAGTTTCAGCACCGGTTTCTACGCCAACGAACTGATGCAGCCGGTCAAAAAGCTGCTGGACGCGGGCCACACGCTGACCTTCGCCACGCCGCTCGGCAAGGCGCCGACGCTGGACCGCAGCTCGCTCGATAAAATGTACTTCGGCAATGACGAAGCCAGCATGCGCCAGCACGTCGAGTTGCTGGACAAGCTGCAGCTGACGTCGGCCGAGCATTCGCCGGTGGTCAGCCTGGCGCGCGTCGAACAGAACGGTTACGGCCACTACGATGCGATCTACATCCCGGGCGGCCACGCGCCGATGCAGGACTTGCTGCACAGCGCGCCGCTGGGCCGCTTGCTGCGCGACTTCCACGCCAACGCCAAGCCGACCGCGCTGGTGTGCCACGGCCCGATCGCCTTGCTGTCGGCGCTGGAGCAGCCGGCGCGCTTCACGGCCACGTTGGAGCAGGGCGCGCATGCCGCCCCGGCGCCGGCCTGGATCTACGCCGGCTACAAGATGACGGTCTTCAGCAATGCAGAAGAGGATGCGTCCAAAGGGATGTTGAATGGCGGCGCGATGAAATTCTGGCCGCAGGATGCGCTGCAAAAAGCCGGCGGCTCCTTCAGTAGCGCCGCCAGCTGGCAGACCTGGGTGGTGGCCGACCGCGAACTGATCACCGGCCAGAATCCCGCCTCGGCCAGCGCCGTCGCCGACCAGTTGCTGGCGCGCCTGAAGCGCTGATCCCGCTCAGTTGGGACGGAAGCGGTCGACGATGGCCTGGATCTCGCCGCGCCGCTTCAGCGCCTGGATCGCCCGGTCCAGCGCCGGCAGCGCCAGCTTGCCGCGCGGCGGCAGCGCGCAGTAGCTGTCGAAGGCAAACACCTTGTAGACCACCGGGTTGAGCAAGGCCCGATCCGGGTGGGTTTTGCGCTGATAATCGTAGTACAGCGAATTGGTCAGCATGTAGCTGAAGCGCTTGCGCAGCAGCTTGGACAGGTTGAAGTCATCGCTGATGGCGTCGTCGCGGGAGAACTCATCGCCCAGCGGCGTCTCCAGATGCGCGTAGCGGTAGCCGAGGATGGTGCCGATGCGCTGCCGGCGCAGCTCGGCCACGCCGCGCACCGCCGCCGTATCGAGGCGGGTGGCGACGATCTCGTTGTTGGTGAAGATGGCGTCCGACCACAGCCAGTCCTTGCCGTCCAGCCATTCCGGCCGCAGGTCGCACAGGATGTCGGCCTGGCCGTTGGACAGCGGCGCTTCGACCCGCTTGCGCGGCACGTTCAGATAGCGCGGCGTCATGCGCAGCTCACGCGCCAGCGCGTCGCCGAATTCCTTGAGCAGTCCGCCCACCAGCACGCCATCACGGAAATCCGTCATCGGCATCGCGCTGCCGGTGGATACCACGTAGACCAGTTCCTCGGCGCGACCAGGCAAGGCCAGCAGTAAGCTGGTGAAAAAAATAAGAATAAACCTCATCCGGCTATCATACCTGTAGTGGCAACGGACGCCACCGGCCTGTGCGAAAATGTCGCATCGGCGCGGCAGCGCCTTCGGGATTGAACATGGACGACCGCTATTTCTACCAACCTGCGCTGGGCCACGGCCTGCCGCACGACCCTTTCAACGCCATCGTCGGGCCGCGTCCGATAGGCTGGATATCTTCGCGCGGCGCGGACGGCAGCCTCAACCTCGCGCCCTACAGTTTCTTCAACGCGTTCAACTACACGCCGCCGCTGATCGGCTTTTCCAGCCAGGGCCGCAAGGATACGCTGCGCAACGTCGAGCAGACCGGCGAGTTCGTATGGAACCTGGCCACGCGCCCGCTGGCCGAGGCCATGAACGCCAGCTGCGCGCCGGCGCCGCCGGAGGTGGACGAGTTCGTGCTGGCCGGCCTGACGCCGGTGGCATCGACCATCGTCGGCGTGCCGCGCGTGGCCGAGAGTCCGGTCGCCTTCGAATGCCGGTGCAGCCAGATCATCCGCCTGAACAACGCGGCCGGCGAACCGACCGACGGCTGGCTGATCATGGGGGAGGTGGTGGGCGTGCACATCGCGCAGACGCTGCTGCGCGATGGCGTGTACGACACGGCGGGCTCGCAAACCATCTTGCGCGGCGGCGGCCCGGCCGATTACTTCGAGATCAAGCGGGACAGCCTGTTCCGCATGAAGCGGCCCGACTATCCCAAGGTGGATCAGTAGGTGTAGAACATGCGCTGGATGTCCTTGCTGTCGTTGGTCCGGGTCAGGGCCAGCATCAGCAGGATGCGCGCTTTTTGCGGGTTCAGCGTATCGGAAACGACGAAGTCCAGCTCGTCGTCATTGGCTTCGCCGTTGCGCGCCACGATGCCCTGGCCGACCCGCGCCGAACGCACGATCAGCACGCCTTGCTTGCGGGCTGCCGTCAGCGATGGCAACACCTTGGCGGCCAGGCTGCCGTCGCCGACGCCGGCGTGGATGATGCCCTTGGCGCCCGCCGCCACCAGCGCGTTCAGCGCCACCGGATTGACGTTGGCGTAGCCGTAGACGATGTCGACTTGCGGCAGCGCGTCCAGTTTGCTGATGTCAAACTCGGTGTCGACGGTGTGCTTGCGGGTCGACGCGTGGTAGAAGTAAGGCTTGTTGCCCTGGAAGTAG